TAAGCACATTACTGTTCAATGGTATGACGCAAGTGCTGCCACAACCTTGGATATTCTTACTAATTACGACCTTACATCTAAGCAATACCTTCAGTTTGATGGCAATGCTTATATCGTTTTAGAAGAAGGCGATAGAATTCAAATTACTACTCAAAGTGCAAGTACATTCAGTTTTATTGCCACATTTGAAGTATCAGGAGCGCAACGAACATGACCTACTTAGAACTTGTTAACGATGTGTTGGTTCGCTTGCGTGAAAGCACAGTATCTACTGTTGGCGAAACAACTTATTCTTCTTTGATTGGCAAGTTTGTCAATGATGCCAAGCGTCAGATTGAGGATTCCTACACTTGGAATGCCTTGGCGCAGACAGTCACTATCACCACTAGTTCTGGCGTAAGTTCTTATGCCTTAACAGGTGCTGGTCAGAAGTTTCGTGTTACTGATGCTATCAATACGACTAGCGTTATTACTCTAGATAACATCACTGTTGCGGATATGAACCGCAAGCTCAACTTTGGCACACCTTCACAGTCTATTCCTAGCGAGTTTTGCTATAACGGGGTAGATGGTAATGGCGACACAAAGGTTGATTTGTTTCCTGTCCCCAATGGCGTGTATACATTGTTGTTTGACCTAATCATTCCACAAGCTAATCTGTCTGCTGATGGTACTTCAGTCAAGGTTTTGGACTATTTGGTGACTCAAAGTGCTTATGCTCGTGCTTTGATTGAGCGTGGTGAAGATGGTGGAACAAACTCTACTGAGGCTTATGCCTTGTTTAGAGGGATGCTCTCTGACGCTATTGCGATGGAAAGCACTCGTTATCCTGAAGACAACTTTGTGGCGGTCTAATGGCAGCACAACTCCAAAGTTACAGTCTCTCAGCACCAGGCTTCTATGGCCTGAATACTGAAGATTCTCCCCTTGATTTAGGGGCTGGCTTTGCTTTGGTTGCAACCAATTGCATCTTGGATCAGTATGGTCGTATTGGTGCTAGAAAAGGTTGGTCAAGGGTTAACTCTTCCTCTGGTGCTTTAGGTGCTAATGATGTTGGTGTTATCCATGAATTAGTCCAGACTGACGGGACTCTTACAGTTCTGTTTGCTGGCAACAACAAGATATTCAAACTTGGCACTTCTAATGCGGTGACTGAGTTGACCTATGGTGGTGGCGGTACTGCTCCTACTATTACTGCATCTAACTGGCAAACTGCATCCTTAAATGGGATTGCATACTTCTTTCAAACAGGTCACGATCCACTCATTTATGACCCCGCTATAAGTACAACTACTTATCGCAGAATATCTGAGAAGTCTGGCTATGTTGCGACTGCCCCTCAAGCAAATATCTGTATATCTGCTTTTGGTCGTTTATGGGTGGCTAATACTGCTACTGATAAAACAACCATTACCTTCTCTGATCTGATTGCAGGTCATGTATGGGGGGGTGGTACTTCAGGCTCATTAGATGTCTCTCGTGTATGGCCTAATGGTGCAGATGAAGTAATGGGCTTGGCAGCTCACAATGATTTCTTGTTTATCTTTGGTAAACGACAGATTCTTGTCTATTCTGGTGCTTCTACACCCGCATCTCTTGTTCTGAGCGACACAGTAGGCTCTATTGGTTGCATAGCAAGGGATACCATACAAAGTATTGGTACTGACGTTGTTTTCTTGTCAGACTCAGGTGTTCGTTCACTAATGAGGACTATTCAAGAGAAGTCTGCTCCTTTGCGAGACTTGTCCAAGAATGTTCGTTTTGACCTTGCATCTTCATTAGCAAGCGAAACATTGGCTAATCTGAAGTCTGTTTACTCAGAAAAAGAAGCCTTTTATTTGCTTGTTTTACCTGCATCTTTTCAAGTTTACTGCTTTGATACTAAGCAAACATTGCAAGATGGTGCTTCCCGTGTAACCAAATGGGACTCTATTGCTCCTACTGCTTTGCGTTCTTTGCGTAATGGCGACTTGTACATTGGTAAGAATGGCTATATCGGCAAGTATGGAACTTATCTTGATGACACAGTAACGTACCGATTTGCGTACTACACGAACAATGCTGACTTGGGAAACCCTAACCAGATTTCTATTCTGAAGACTGTGACTGCCATTGTTATTGGCGGTTCAGATCAGTTCTTGTCTATCAATTGGGGATTTGACTATTCAGGTGCTTATCGTGCAGAGAATATCTATATTCCTTCACAGACAAGTTATGAGTATGGAACTGCTGAATACAACATTGCTGAATATACAAGTGGTGTGCCAATTAAGACGTTAACAGCAAATGCTTCTGGTGCGGGAAAGATTGTCCAGACAGGGTATGAAACAACCATTAAAGGTGTTTCTTTTTCATTGCAAAAGATTGAAATTCAAGCTAAAGATGGCAAAATGGGTTAAGGAGAAATATCGTGAGTAATTACACAAAAACAGTAAACTTTGCGTCAAAAGACAATTTGTCTCCTGGCAATCCTTTAAAGATTGTAAAAGGTACTGAGATTGACACTGAGTACAACAATATTGCTACTGCTGTTGCGACAAAGACAGACAATGCTTCTGCCGCAATCACAGGCGGCTCAATTACTGGTATTACAGATTTGGCTATTGCTGATGGCGGTACAGGTGCTTCTACAGCTACTGCTGCTCTAAACAACCTCTTGCCTACCCAAAGTGGTAACGCAAACAAGTATCTGCAAACTGATGGCACTAACGCCACATGGGATGCAGTAAGTCTTTCCACTGCTGACATTACTGGCACTTTGCCCGTGGCAAATGGTGGTACTGGTGTAACTTCTTCTACTGGCACAGGCTCAGTTGTTCTGTCAAACAGTCCTACTTTGGTGACTCCCGCCTTGGGAACTCCTGCTTCTGGTACGGCAACTAACCTAACTGGTCTGCCGATCTCAACTGGCGTTAGTGGTCTTGGTACTGGTGTAGCGACATTCTTGGGTACTCCATCATCTGCTAACCTAATTTCTGCCGTAACAGATGAAACAGGAAGTGGTGCTTTGGTGTTTGCCAATAGCCCAACCTTGGTAACTCCTGCTCTAGGTACTCCATCAGCTTTGGTCGGCACAAACATCACAGGTACTGCATCAGGTCTGACTGCGGGTAATGTGACTACTAACGCCAACCTTACTGGTGCAATTACCTCTACTGGTAATGCCACTTCACTCGGTTCGTTTAGTTCTGCAAACCTTTTAGGTGCTTTGACTGATGAGACAGGAACAGGATCAGCAGTATTCGCTACTTCACCAACTTTGGTGACTCCTATCCTTGGAACACCCACTAGCGCAACTTTAACGAACGCTACAGGGCTTCCAATCTCTACTGGTGTGTCAGGTCTAGGAACTGGCGTAGCAACGGCTCTAGCGGTCAATGTAGGCTCTTCTGGCGCACCTTTGGTTAATGGTGGTGTGCTTGGTACTCCATCTAGCGGTACTGCTACTAACCTTACAGGATTACCAATTTCAACAGGTGTATCTGGTTTGGGTACTGGTGTGGCTACTGCTTTAGCTGTGAACGTAGGTTCTGCGGGTGCTGCTGTTGTTAATGGCGGTGCATTAGGCACACCCTCTGGCGGTACAGCAACCAACTTAACTGGTTTGCCTTTGTCTACTGGTGTAACAGGAACACTGCCCGTTGCTAATGGTGGTACAGGTCAGACAAGCTACACAGATGGTCAACTGTTGATTGGTAACAGCACAGGAAACACCCTTGCTAAAGCCACTTTGACACAAGGTACAGGCATTACGATTACCAATGGCAATGGAACAATTACGATTGCTGCTTCTGGTGGCGGTGGTTCTGGTGATGTTGTTGGCCCTGCATCCTCTACTGACAACGCCTTTGCTCGTTTTGATAGCACAACAGGTAAGTTGCTTCAGAACTCTACTGGTGCAACATTGAGTGATACTGGTGCTGCTGTGTTTACAGGGGCATTAGATGTTCTCGGAAACTCAACTGCTGGCTCTAACATCAAGCTATATGAAGACACAGACAATGGCACAAACTATGTTGCTTTTAAAGCACCAGACACTATTGCATCCAATGTAACTTGGACACTCCCTGCTGCTGATGGAACAAGCGCACAAGTATTGTCAACCAATGGCTCTGGCACTTTGTCATGGGCTACTGCTTCTGGCTCAAGCCAATGGACAACTAGCGGTTCTGATATTTACTACACAACTGGAAAAGTTGGTATTGGTACAACTACACCAGCTAGTTACAGCACATACGGAAATAAATTAGTTGTATATGGTACTGGTACAGATGGGCCAGGAATTACCATTGCAAGTGGTACTGGCGACACAGCGTCACTATATTTTGCAGATGGAACAAGTGGAAGTGATGCATTCAGAGGGCAAGTTCAGTACGCTCATAGTATCGATGCTATGCTGTTTTCTGTTAACGCTACAGAACGTGTGAGACTTCCATCGGCTGGTGGTATTCAATCAGTTAATTCAATTTCTGTCGGAAATGTTGCACCTACAACAAGCGGTGCAGGCATCACATTCCCCGCAACTCAATCAGCATCTACAGACGCTAATACGCTAGATGACTATGAAGAAGGTACTTGGACACCTAGTTT